CATGGATTACAACCAAAGTAGTGGTCAGTTTCTCGTCTGCCATTCTCAGATGCTTTAACTTTAGCTGCTTGTCTATTAAAGATACCACGTTCACCTGACTTAGATTCGTATAAGGATGTCCATTCTCGCATGAATGTACCCATCTCAGGCTTACCTTTAAATGCTACAGAGTTATTAGCTAATGCTCGTTGACCTTCATTCTCCCACCATTGACCTGACTTAGCATGTCTCATTTGGTCATCACCTAGATTAGACAATGAGATAAGAGCAGACCTACGTACTCCACCTACAACTACAACCTCACCTATCTTGCACATTAAATCGTGACACTCAATAGGAAATAGTCTTCTGCCTTTAGCTCCCTTGAACTTCTGTATGCAGAATTGAAACAACTCAACTAAGGGTGCAGGTCCTGATGCTCTACCACCAAATGTCTTCAGTCTTGCACCTGCTGGTCTGACCTGTGATACATCCCAAGTAGGTACTTGTCCTACATATAGCATAGCAATAAGTTCTCTCAAAGACTTTGCCCAACCGGGTCTGCTGTCACCGACAGTGATGATAGTAGTGCTGTCCTCAAAGTGCTCATTGACTATGGGTAACTTGTCAACATTCTCTCTTTCAACAGAGAAACCTACACCTGTACCACACATAAGTATATACATACATTCATCAAATGAACGTGGACTATCCACAGGTATGTAGCTACAGTTGTAACCCCCTACATGACATCTGTCTAATGCAGGTCCTGAAGTCATTAAGGCTCTCATACTAGGCATAATACCTAGAGACATTATTTGATCTGTCAATTTCTCTTTAAGAGCTTTTGTAATAGTATAAGAATGATTATTTTTAAGATGGTTGCTCATATAGTCAAAGTACCTATCTACAGTCTCACTCCAATTCTCTCTGCGTTGTTCATCTTCTTTCCATCTTGCATAGCGAGAGAGTGCTATGAAGTTCTGATAATCAGTTGGTAAGTAATTTCGTATCATTTATGTCTCCTGTAAAGTTCTAATATTTTTTATTTTAACACCACCTATATCATATATAAATTCTGTCATACTTGTCTCTAATTCCTCTGCCACATTTTGATCGGCAGGTATAGGATATTCTTCTTCGTCTACATGTAAAGTTAACATCATTTTAACTTTTATCATCGTAGACCTCAATTAATTTATTGAGATACCATTGTGCTTTCTTTAAATCTTCAACACCATTCTTATACCTGTATCTCCATAGGTACTTAACTATGTTACCTTGTAGGTAATAATCAAACCCATTAGTTAACATAGCTTCTAAAGCATCAATAGTCTCAATGCCTGCTTTATTGTAATGCTCAGGACTATTAACCATATCCTTTTTAGCTTCCTCATTCATTCTTCTTGCCATATACTCACCGTACCTTTCCATTATGCTTTCCCTTTAGTTTCCGTAGTAAACGATAGGTGTACTATATTATCTTCTCCGTGGACAATGTCAACCTTTTTATTATCATAATCAGGTGTATATTCATCTTTTTCGTTAACAAACTCCTCTAGTCTATCAACTAATTCATAATCTTGTTCCATTAAAGCCACAGTACTCGCTGTAAGCTGACATAAATGTAGTAAGTCATTCCTAGATTCTGTGTCCATAGGGTTATTACGTGATGTCAATATATTGACTTCTACTTGTCCTGTCCATTTATTGTCTTTTGTTAAGTTAGGTTGTAGTTCTATATAACAACACTCAGGTCTTCTCTCAAACATATTTTTTATCATTCTATTATCTCCTTATTTTTGTACCTAAAAACTTTATGAATTTAGGGTGCTTGTTTTTTCCTTTTTCTTTTAACCAATCTTCAGGTATGATTCTGTCATAGTATCTAAAACCATGTTTTATACACCATTCCCCATAGGTTGATTTTGCTCCTTTACTTAATTTACTTCTACTATTAGTGAAAACAAACCTAATGTCAAGACTTGGTTGTTGTTTTTTTATACATAGGTGCTTTTTTCTATCTGCCGTTAGAAATCTACCTTTAGTTTCTATTATTATACCGTTTTTTAAAATAAAATCAGGGGTATAGGTGCGATAAGTCAAGTCTTCCCACTCTATTTTAAGGCTTTCATACTCATACTTATGCTTTAGTAGGGTAAGATATTCTGCTATCTTATGCTCTAAACCACTCCTATACCCATATTTTATTGCTTCTCTTCTTATTTTATGAGGAGACATTTAACTCTACATAGTTTACAACTTTAGGAAACTGTGCTTTAGACATCACAGAGGGTAACTGTTGTAGATTATCCCAACACGACTCTTTGTAGGAACAAAAGCTACAGTTAACTCCTAATATTTTATTACCTGTAGGCTTACCTCTAAATGTTTCTTCAATAGGCTCAAAGCAACGAGCAAACTTATTTTCGTTTACTGTCTCTACTGTTGCTTTGATCTTTCTCATCTCCTCTTCTTCATTAGCATTACTAGCTGATACATATTTAAATGCACCATTAGCTTTGTTGACTACCCACCAACCACCAATCTTTTTCTTGGCAGCTTTTGCATAACCAACTAGCTGACTAACATAACCAAATGCATCTCCTTCTCTCAAAGTTTCATAGTCAACAAACTTGTTGTCGTATGACCAACCTGAAGCTGACTTAACATCATCAACTGCACCATCTAGAACTAAGTCATACGTACCTGCTATTTTAGTGTCTCCTAAGTCTAGGGTCACGTTTTCAGGTTCTTCGTACTTAACTCCTGCACCTTTTAGTAAACCTTTAAATACTGCTTCAACAATATCTCCTAACATCATATTCATCATAAAGTTATTTGGTTTACTAGATGCTTCTTCAGGCTTGTTTTTATCAAACCACAGTTGACAGGTAGGTCTGCCTAAGTTGGACATACGCAATCGGAAGTCACCTCGTTTGACTCCCCCACCAAACTGCTTCCTAAGTGCTTCCTTTACGTCGTTACCTACTTGTTCAATTACTTCCTCAGACATAGTAGATTTACCATTTATAGCATCCGTCATATATTGATGCACTAGCAGTTCAGCAGGGTGATTCATTAGGCTGCTCCTTCTTCTAATTCAACATCAATAAACTGCTCAACAGTTTCAATGTCTTCTTGAGAGGACTCCTTTTGATTAGCATAAGCCTTCTCATCCCAATCCTTGTATATATAGTCGTTAAAGTTTTTAACCCAATCCATAAAATCAGAAAAAAGTTTTTGGTCTTCACTACTTATATCTAAGGCTTTAGTCATATCTAACTTAGCTACAGGTGTATAGAAAGAACTACCATTTGGTAAAGGGTTTTCCTCTGTCTTGTCAAAGTAAATACTATGCTGTAGAGGTAGTCTCTGCTTCTTTGTGAACTCAGTAAACTGCTCTCCTACTGTCTTATAAGCATCTTTATTATCTATCTCCCATATAAAAGGAAGGGGTTCTAAAGAGACATCATCTCCATTTGAATCCTTTGCACCTACTAGTTGAACAGTACCAAACACAACTCTAACTCTCTTAATCTGTCGTATTAAGTCCTGCATATCAGATGGTAATGCCTTAAAGTCTTTTACATAACCTGTAGGTTTACCACAGTTAAACTTACCTGTGTTATCCTTTAAATCCATATTAAGGCTATCTGCCATAATAGTTCTTTGATAAGTTCCTTTTGGCTCACCCTGCTTGGCATTAGTGTTGGCTACATACCTTCTATACATAAATCTTTGCATAAAGGGTCTGACTGACATCTCATTAGCATAATAAAATGTAGACCTGTCTCCGTCTAGTACTTCTAGACGATATGATCCACCCTCTATTATCTCAGTCTTTTTATTCTTACCATTAACTTCTTCATAACCCATTAATGGTGAGTGCCATATTCTTAACCTATTAAGATTATTACTCTTTTTAGGTGTAGTAGTACCTTCTCCTGCAATACCCATAGCTTTAGCCATAGCATTGTAGTTATTAGTATCTATTGTCATTATTTCTGTCATTAAATTTCCTTTCTGTTTACATAAGTTCCGTAGTTATATCACGCAACATCTTTAGTGTCAAGCCAATTATCACCTATTTTTGCTTCAAGTAATAATGGCACATTAAACTCAATCTTAAACTGCCTTTCAATAATACTTTGCAGATCATTATTAAGTTTCTTAATTATATATAAAACCTGATCTACTTCTTCAGGGTGTATATCAACTACCACAGAATCATGCACAGAATTAACTATACAAGACTTGTGGGTAGATAGCAAGTTCTCCATGTGTATTAGCACTAAGGGAACTATATCAGCAGTAGCAAATGACTGTACAGGATAATTCTTTATCTGTGTAAAGTGACTAACAGTGCCGTTTCTTCTTCTTTCTACATCAGGGAAAGCAAACTGTCTACCTGATGGTGTAGTAATCATTCGTTTATCTAGAGCTTCTTTAGCCAATCTGGTGTGCCATAGCTTGATACCTTGGTACTTTTCCGTGAACTGCTCATAATATTTTGCTTCAGCAGACGTTCTCCCAAATCCTGTTGCTCCATAGAGGGGTGCAAAGGTATGAGCTTTTGCTTCTTGCCTAGTAGTCTTCTGACCTGATTCCGTAATGACAGAAGCAGTGTATGCATGTACATCAAATCCATCTTCAATCTCCTTCATTGCTGTTTTATCTTGTGATAGGAAAGCCGCTGCCCTAAACTCTAGTTGAGCAAAGTCAGCTTCAAGTATCTTTCCCCCTTGCCATCTTGATACAAATACCCTCTTGACAGGGAATGTACCACCTCTAGGCATATTCTGCATATTAGGGTCTGCACCACTGAATCTGCCTGTAGAAGTTCTATGTTGTAATAATCTAACATGTAGTTTCTTGTCAGGTTTTACATATATATTTATACCCTCTACAAAAGAGGACAAGTAAGTATCTAATGCTGATACTCTTTGTAGATCAGTTAAGAAGTTATAAGCATCCTGTCTATTTGTATTCCTAGCTGATCTCTGTAGTATTGCTAACATATTTTTATTAACACTAAAACCATTAGCAGTAACCCATTTAGCAGTTGGTGGATTGAACTTAAAACCTGCTACATTATTAGATGGTTTAAATATATAACCACTACCCTCACATTTATCACACTTAGGCTGATTAATATAGGGTGTACCATCTTTCTTTATCTTTCTAAGTCTACCTGTTCCATAACAATGAGAGCATCTAACTGCTGTAGTTTTATATACTATGTCTGAATGTTCATTTATTTTACGTACTAAGTCTGCCTTATTCATATAAGGATGAAAGTGATTCAACCATGTTGTTTTTTCTTTAGGTTTACGACTATATATAACCCAAGACATTTGCTCAGGACTATTTAAATTAATAGATGTGTCACCCATTAGGTTAGATACTTGTAAACGAAGTCTCTTCTCTGTCTCAATCTTTTCTTTCTCAAACTCAGAACGAACTTCTTCTAGCTTACTTAGATTAACAGCAAAACCTCGTGAGTATATCTTAGCCAATACTACTGATACACTATTACTGAGTACTACTGTTTCCATTAAACCACTATATTCTACAGTGTTTAGTTTTCTGTATAGTTCATCAGATAATTGCTGTGTAGCATGTAAGTCTGCTGAAAGATATTCAGACAATTCTTCAGGTGGTATTTCGTCAACTCCCATGTCTTTCTTAAAGTATTCCTTCAGTGTGTCCTGTTTCTTTGTGTCTAGGTCATATCTTTCTGCACATGCTTCTAGTGACAGAGGTTTCTTTATACCTCTCTGTAATACATACTCTGCTAACATAGTGTCAAACACACTACCTTCATACTTGAACCCACATTCCCACAACCACATTAGGTCGTAAGATATATTGTGACCAATAAGTATTGTAGCTTTATCTAGTAGTTCTTGTACTCCATCAAAGTTATCTCTGAATAAATACTCCTTACCTGTATCCGTTAGACAACCCACCATAACTAATTTGTTGGTAGGCTCAAAAGGATCAAGGTGCAT